AAGCGGCTGAAAACTCAAAACCAGTCATTACAACACCACCCACTGACGCAGTAGTAGTGTCGGAATATTCGTAATTATCTGACAAAGATAATTTTGAGATGTCATCACCAATTGTGATTTGAACAAATCCTCTTCGAACATGGTTAGCAAGTCTTAGTGTGTAGTTAATTTTCATAAATGCGTTAAGTGCTGAGAAAACAGCAACAGGTCTAAAACTGTCAGTTGTATAAATCTCTGAATAGTTTTTGTCTGTGAAACTAGCAAAGTCTCCACCTTGCACTTCTGCAATGGCTGCTACAGTCTCTGTGTTCACGACACCTGCGTCTTGTTGTCTATCACTTGTACATTCACGGACTACGTTGTTTCTACTTTCACCAAACTCAACAATAGTTGATGTTGGATTTGCAGATGATCCTGTGTTGTTTCCACAACTTACAAAATCACATCTACTAATTTTTGTACCGTATCCATAGTTTGCATAGAATGCTTGTTTGGCAATTTCAGTAAAGTTACAGTCATTAATAATCCAGTTGTTACCTTGCCCTGTTACTCCTGCAATGTAAATGGCTGTGTCATTAACGTTAAAGTCACTGTTTGTAATTTCAACTTTAGTTGCTGTGTTTACTGTTTGGTTGCACTTTATACTGATGGAGTTATCTTTGAACTTACATTGTTTAATTTTAACTGCGTCTACTTTAAGACCTGCTAAATCGTTGTTCCATATTACAGATGCACTCTCTGTAGCATAGTTTGAAACTGGTGCACCTAAGCTATATTCTCCATCGAATATAATTCCTTCTAGCTCTATATCTTTTGCTCCTGTAAGAACAAGTGAACCTGAAGAACGTTTAATAGTAAGGTTACTAATGTGTATGTTCGTTGGACGGTCGCTACTTGTAAATGATGCTAAAGAAGTTCCTTGTGAACTAATGAGCTGTATGTTTCTTGTGTCTAAGTTTAGTATTGCACCCTCTGCTGTTTCACCTCTAATGATTGCGTTACTAGGAACATCAAGCTCACCAGTAAACAAGTATTCACCATTAGGTATAACTAATACTTTTTTAAAGTCGGGGTCTGCATTTCTAAATAGTTCAGTAAAAGCATTTTCAAATGCAGTTACGTTATCAGTTGAACCGTCACCTACTGCTCCAAAGTCTGCAACACTAACTTCCATCTCATCAATCTTACCTAATAGTGTACGTGATTGACTTTGTGTAATTGAAGGATTATCTGATGCAAATTTATAGCTAGATGCTAGTTCTAAAATATTATCATGTTCGGTTAATACTTTTGTATTACCTACGTAAGGAGCACCTTCTGTAGTTGATCCATTACCAATATACAGTTCTTGTGTGTCTACTGCCCATGCTAATTCTGCTGAACTTAATTGCGGTACACCACTAGAAGAGTTCTTTTTACCTCTTCTGATCTGAATCTTTGATATTTGAACTACAGCCACTTATTTGCTCCTGAAATTGTTATTAGTATTTATGTCAATCAGTTCGCAAGTAGGGATAGCTTGTGTAACCTTGCTACAATTGCTTGTATAGCACTATTATGCTTTTGATGCGTAGTATTCTTCTACTTTAGAAAGCCACTTGTCTTGATATTCGTTCCAAGTATCTGGAGTAACATCGAACTGTTGATACTGTAAGTCTCTGCTACACATAAAAATGTGTCCTTCACGTATATCAGTACCATATACTTCATTATGTGCCATTGCATAGGCTACTAACTGTAGATAGTAATCTTCAACCCATTCTGCTTTCTTAGGTTTGTTAGTTTGCTTATGATCCATAATAGCAGGTTTGCCCTTGAACACACCACATAAGTCTGTTGTGCCTGAATATAAACCTGGAAAGTATAATGCTTGTTCTATTGACCATATTTCATCTACATGTTTTAAACCATTTTCAATGATAACGTCTGCCATCTTGTTTGCTTGTACATGCACAGGATTATTACCCGGTTGTCGTTGTTCGCCTACAACATACCTTTCTAAGTTGTTGTGCATTGCAGTACCAACTCCGGCTGCTTCAGTTGTGATGCGTTTTGCATTTGCTTCACCAACTCGTTTGCGCCATTCAATAAGGTGAGTCATATCTTTAGTCGAACTAAGAATAGTTGTTACACTTGGTAACTTCTCATCGTCTGGAGTTAGGTAAACACGTTTGCGTGTTACAGGATCATTGATCTGTTTTAACGATTTATATTCAAAACGTTCAACGAAAGGTGGCGGTGTCATTTCTATAGTTTCATGAGTCATACTGTATATAGTACTACCTTTTTAGTATTTTGTCAAGTGTGGATTATGTTTCTTGGGATAATTGCTGTGGTGCTGCACTTGCTGCCGTTTGATCTACAGCGTCTTGACTGCTTTGATCACCTTGTGGGGATTGGGGATCTGCGTCTGGCGCACCTGGTACATCCAATTCAATTCCGTCTGCGTTAAAGTTCTTTACAAGACTTTGGATTGCAGGACTGCTGTCGTAAATTGCTTTGAACGTTTCGTAGTCTGCTGCTAATTGGATTTTATTTTTTAATGCTAAGTTTGAAAGTCCTGCCCAGTTCATTTTTGCTGGAGACTTTTTCATTTCTGCACGTCCGATAATATTTTTTAACAAGATTACATACTTGTCAATAGTTTCATCGGTGCCTGTGAATTCAAAGAACCTCATTGTTAAACCTCTGACTGTGCTTTTCTAAGTTCTCTAACCTGTGCTTCAAGCTCTTGTATTTTGTCTGCAAGTTCTTTTCTTTCAGCTGCTTGTTGTGCTGGATCTGGCTCTGTCTTTGCTAAAGCCTTTTGTACTGCACCTGTATTGTTTGGTGCTGGAGTCTTCATAGCTGCTGCAACTCCTGGTTCACCCATTGCACCTGCCATTGAACCTATTGCACCAGTTGCACCACGTACAGCTTTTGCTCCAAGTTTTGCAGCACCGCCGATACCTCTGGCTACTGCACCTATAAGTTCAGTAACTTCTTGGTCATCTGCATCTTTAATGAACTCATGCAGTCTCATGTATTATCCTGCTAGTGTCTTAAGTAAGTTTGACTCGTAATTAATAGACTCACGTTTTTCACGTCCTGCTGTTTCCATTCCACCTGCTGCTGGTTCTGCTGTTGCAAAATCATCTGCTGGCTCTTCAGCCGGTGCCTCAGCGTCTGCTGGTGCAGCCATATCGTCCATACCACCTTCTTCTGGTTCAGCACCTAACATACCTGTTTGTGCTTCTTCGCCAGTAAGTTGTCTAATAGAACTTGCTAGTGTTTCACGTGTTGTTTTAAGATTTTCTAATGCTTGTTGGATAGCTGGAGCAGAAGCTTCAATAAATGCTTTTGATTGCTCTTGGCCCATCTCATCTCTAATTGAATCGCCTAGTTGAAGAAGTGTTTCATTTTCCATTCCGGAAAGTTCTTCAATCCAACGTCCAACTCTGTCTACCATAGTTTTAGCAGTTACAATTGCACTTGCTTGTTGGATCTCACCTTCGTTTACTTTCATGTCATCTCCTGCGTTTTCTGTTGCTTCAGCTTGGGGAGCCGCTTGTGCAACGTCTAGGGAATCAATTGCTGCTTCTTCACGTTCTAGTATCTCTGCATTAATAACATCAAGCATTGCTTGTGCTGTTTGCATCGTGTCATCTGTCAAGTCCTCATTAAATTTTGAACTTGATTTAGCATCATGGATTTGTGTACGTAACTTATTACGTGCATCTTCTAGTTTCGCCACATCAAATGCTTCAAGATTCAGTTTCTTACCGAATGTCTTGTGCATCGACTCATTCAGCTTTGCAGCCTTTGTTCTAAATAATTCGTTATGTTTCATTTTCTACAATCCCCAAAAGTTGTTATATGTATTTATTCAAAACTCCGCTAATTGCTCTGCTTCCGACTTGGCGTTTATTGCTCTAAACTTGGCATCTTCGTACCTAGTCCACATAATGTCAGCTTTTAGCTCGTCTTTTGCGTTACAAGCTCTGTGAAATCTGTCTAAAAATATATTACTATCTGTATAATAACGGCTATAATATAAGTCTGCTGCAAATAACTTGTCTTGTAATCCTTTATTTTCATTCCATGCTAACAAGTTTGCGATGCGTATTGCTACTGCATTCAAACTTATGTTCTCATATACTAATTTATCCTTTTTCAGTATATTTTTAAAAGGACCATCTGATTGGATCAGCACGTCACCAACATGGATACCCTTATCTGACTTGGTAGGCAGTATGGTTCCTTGTTCGAGAAACTCTCTGTAAGTCTTAGTTACGAGCTGTTCAAAACGTTTAGAAATATTTGTCATAAAAAAAAGGACCTTTCGTCCTGTGTATTTACAACTTAATTAGTTTGGTGGGTTACATCTTGAGTAGTATAGTAACTACTATTGAAAGAACTGCTGCAATTATTGTTCCTGCTGTACCAATTATAACTTTGGTTAAGCTCTTTTGTCCGTCCGTAATATCTCTGTGAATATGCTCCACTTTCTTTTCTAGATTGTCGAGACGACCTTCCAATTGCTCGTACCTCTCTTGGCACAAGTCAACGTGGGCTTCTAAATTCTTTTTTTCTAGGCTAGTTGCCATTTAACATTCTCTCCGAATACCGTTAATAAATTAACACTCTTGGTATTGCCTTTTTGAATGTGCCTTGTGGTAGCTGTTATCTGTCCTATGCTTTGGTTGTGTGCCTTTAATGTCTAACAAATGTATTTATCATTTTCCTCTAGAAGTTAGGGCTCTAATCATTTTTTTAATGAGTCCTAATTCCTCTTTAACCACGCCTAAACCGTCCTGTGCTTTAGTTGTACGTAGGATCATATCTTTTATTACTAACATAACCCAAATCCACCATGTAAAACACACTGAGGACATTATAACTATCCCTATGTATGCAAATGCATCTATTTTTTCATAGACACCAAACAGTGCCAATAGGAAACCTACGAACATGAAGCAGCTCGTACCGAACATAATTATATTCCAATGGTGGTCTTTCATACTATTATTTACTCGCTAGTTGGTAGAAGAATTAGTCTACACTTAATCGGCTGGTTTAAGCCATACGTTTGTGTGTTCGCCTCTTGTTATAAAGCATCTCTTATCAAACGTAACATTATTATTTAAATTACTAATTATCGGAATACTATCTAAGTCATCTTTAAGTAAACCTACTGGGTCGTCATCTTTTAAAAATACATCTTCTCTTTCTACATAAAATGTCCAGTACCATTTTGTGTCAATGTCTTTGTACTCTACCATAGTTGGCTGTTCGTCCCATGTACACAAGGCTCTAAGTTCTATGCCTTGCACTAATGCATTAAAGTTAGATTGTTGGGCGTGACGCAAGGAGCTCGCGTCCTTTCTATCAGGATTGGCTTCTGTAATGTCTACGGTAGTTTCTACTTTGTATCTGATCATTACTCATATTTAGTATCCATAAAAAAAGGGTGCCAGCGAACTGACACCCTTTAATCAGTTTAAAAACTATTAGCCAGAAATTCCTGGAATTGTAGCTTCAATTGACATAGTAACACCAGTTGAACCTGTACCGTAGTTAGAACCTGCTGTCATTACGCCTGTTCCTTGTACAACTACAAATGCATCGTTAGTGTTTTTGTCTAAACCAACAACTGTGTTTGCGTCGTTAGTTCCTGAAACGTCACCAGCTTGGATGTAGTCTAAAGCTGCTTGGATTTCTGCATCTGTGATAGATGATTTAGCTAATTTGATAACTCTAGTTAAACCTGCAATACCGTTAGTATCACCGTTTGCTGGTAATTTGTTATCACCTAGTTCTGCAACACCTGTTCCGGCGTTGTTATAAGTTTGGAATACTGAGCTTCCGTTTGATAGATCTGCCATAATATTATCTCCTCGATTATTAAATGATCCCGCTCAGGGACCGGCTTTTTTCTTACACTCTTATTTATCTTTTGGGTAAAAACTTATGGGGTTTGGGGGGATTTTTGACTAAAAACGCTTAATCTGCTCTAAAAGGCGTCCATCTATCACGTGGAACTAACTTAACTTTGTCTCTAGTCTTAACAAAGCCTTCGCCTCCTGGCTTGCCACCTGTTGTAGCAACTACATCACCTTCTGCTTTATCAAGCTCTGCAATTACTTCATTCTTGGCTTTCATAAGCTCTGTAACAAGGAAAAATATGTTTGTTGCAGTTTGCTTACTACTGTCTATAATACTTATAATCTTTGCTTGTTTATTGGCGGAAACCTTTGAATTTTGAAGCCAATTGAGGAAACTTTCTACTTTTAAGTCATCTAACTTTTTAGCTCTACTCATTTGATTTACAAATGTGTACATGATATCGCTGATATCACTTAGTCCAGGACGCTTCTCAAAGAACTTAGCAATGTTTGCTTGTTCTTTGTTTGCTACCTTTTCTATGTTGCCTAAGTTATCTGCATTTACTGGCGGCGCTTTGCTTACGTACTGTTGTCCTAATACTAAAAGATCTGCTGTGCCATTAAATTGTTTTACATCTTCAATGGGTGTGCCTGACTTATCGCCAAAGTATTCATATGCTGAATGTGCTGCAACACCAACTTTACTTTTGCCTACCTTACGTCCAATATCACTTTGTGCCTTAACATTGTAAGTAGTTTGATTAGGAGTAAAACTAATTGCTCCGTCACTGCCTTGATAAGGTTTACCTGGATGGTATAATAAGTCACCATACATGTAACCTCTGAAGTCCGGTGGAGTCGCTGCTTCAAATATCGGCCATAGGCTTGCCATATCTTTTGCAAACTTAGGTCTCCAATCTTCGCCCTTGCCTCTGCTGTTGATAAACTTTTCTAAGTCATCAGCTGAGTTAGACTTACCTTCTTCTTTACCCCAATTATTTTTTCCAACTAATCTAAACTGTCCGTCATCTTCACGTCCCCAGTACACTGTTGGATTACCATCCCATTTAACTGCAACATCACTAGCATCTTGCTCCATGCTCTTTAAGATATCAACTGCACGTTTAGCACCATCTGATGGATTAGTAAATACGAGGTCTTCTAAGTGGTTAAACTCTCTGCCTACTGCTTCTACTAATACAGCTTCTGTTAAAAATTCAAATGCTCTCATGCTTTTTTCTTCTTCTTAGTTTTATCTACGTATGTTGCGTGTGGCACATTCAAGTCCTTTTTGCCATACACGGGTCCTACTTTATGCATCTTAGAAAGTTTGTCAGCTATCGAATAGCGTATGTCTACGACCTCACTTATCTTCATTTTACAATGTCTATAAGTTTACGCATCCAAGCATTGTGATCCGCTTGGTAAGTTTCGACTTTTTTATTGTCCGGTAATTCTAAACCGTCTCTTGCAAAAGACTCAACAGCGTCGGCAACAAGTTCTTCGTAGTTTGGTAACTTCTTAATAAAGTTAACAATTGACTCTACTGATTCAAGTGTTGATGGTGTTGCTGTTTGGCCTAATAAAGTCTTAGCGATTTGGTTGGGGTCTTGCGATACCAATTCGTTAGTTTCTCTATCTTTCAGTCCTTCATTTGCTGACCATTTCATGCCCTTCGTTTTTGCTATGCTGGAAAGTAAGATGTGTCGATGCATACCTTTATAAGGTGAGTTTGGTCCACTTCCCTGCAGGCTGAACTTCATCCAATCTGGATCACCAAACATAAAGTCTGTTTGCACAAAGCCGTTTGAATCATCCCCTTTGATCGGAGTTTTAAAGTGTACGTTGATGCCTGACTTACGTATCCACTCTTTACCGTTAACCTCGCCACCGATTTTATCTTGTACCCAAGCAAGAAGCGTAGCTTCTAAATCTGCTTTTGTTGTACTCGAAACATCGACTGCGAGATCTAAGTCACCACTGGTATCTTTCTTACCAGTTGTTCCTAACATATTGTCTGTGAGTTCTAAGTTAGTAATTCCTTCCAACCATTGGACAGTAGGTAATACATCGCTCTTTGCAATCCTAATGGTTGCTGGCTTACCTTCCGCATCCTTAAATATGTTACCGCCTTCTAAAAGTAGGGTCATGTTAGCGTTCTCGTTTCTTTGATTCAACGACTCGTTTAATACCTCTATCAAATTTAGAGGAATCTGAGCCTTTTATAGAATTTATAAATCTACGCTCCAGCTCAATGGCTGTTGTTTGATCGTAATGTTTATGCATAGATTCAATTAAATTAATTGCTGAGTTGATAATATTGGTTGCACGACTCTGTATTAGAGATTCTGTATCTCTACGATCTGCAATTTCGTTAAGTTCTTGTAAAATCGACCTTGTTTTAATTTTCATCGTGTTTTCCTAAATATTACTAAGTGTATTTACCCTTTTACGTAACAAATTATACAACAATGATTTACGGCTGTCAAGAACTTTAATTTATCAACTTATTGTTGCAAAAATTGCATGACAGCCTTGCATGAAAAACCGCTCTGATTAGGGCAGTAATACTGTACTATTATATAAATACAGGTGACAAAGCGCAAGGTGACAGTCGGAACCTTCGAAGTTGTCGAAATATACATACAGACACCAGGAAAGACTGGGGCATTGTCCATGCCTTACAAGTGATTGACGGGGACCAAAGGTTCACGCACCGCCGGGGAAGTTCCGGGGTATTGCTTTCCTCAAGCATCCACAAAACTTAATCAAGGAGAAAAAAATGGCAACCATGCTATTCAATGGCCTTGTGAGTTTACTTGGAAACCCAAGTCCGACTAGGACTTTCGAAAAAGAGATGCTCACTTACGCCAAAACTGAGTACGGAAGTGATTGGCAATATGCTTATCACTATATGATGACCCACGAAGGACGCGGTCCTAAAATGGGAGTGAAGAACTAATGACACAAGCAATTATGACAGTATCACACTTGCTGCAAGATGCTTTAGAAGGACTTGTAGACTTAGTTAAACAATGGAGACGCAACAGAGCCCGCAAGGCTATGATTGCAACAACTCGTAGAGAATTACGCAACCTTACAGATCATGAACTAAAAGATTTAGGAATTGGCCGTAGCGATATTGAAAGTATTGCTAGAGGTAACTTCCAAGATAAGAGAATGACTGCAACTACAAATAAGAATTTAAGAGGATGGGTATAATGACTGCGATAACACAAACCACATGGAACTTTACATGTAAACTTTGTACCATTATCAGAAATGCTTTGTTTGCATTTTGGGTTGGTACAATTGCCTTTGGCGAAACAGCAGGTCGTGCTAGAGCTGCTAATGAACTTGCCCGCATGGGTTATTTAAATGAAGCTAAGAAACTGATGACGGAGAGAGATAATGCTTTTGATAACAAAACTGTATAACAACTTAGAGATTGCTGGTTACGGTAGAGCTGCAAATCTAATGCGTTTACAAGGTTACCCAACGTTAGCGAAAGACTTATTAGTCGAGCAAGAGCGTTTAAGAAATGTTAAGCGTAGAGCAATTGAAAGACTAGAAAGAGTAAAGAAAGCCAAGTCTAACTACGAGCCTGGTGATCATTACTTTAGAGGAAAGTCAAAGTCTGTAGCATTTTGGAAAGGACATGCATAATGTGGCCATACACCGAAGACGAAGCTGAATGGATTAATGGAAAGTGATGTAAGGGCGACGGCTCAAGCACAGGCTGAGAAAGCGTTTGCTAATTTCATACTGTGGTCGAAACGTACAACTTATACCGCTATTGCATTTTTATTAATTGTTGCTAGTTGTAACTTTGGAGTTGAAGATAAAACATATCCAGGTTATAATGGTGAACAATATAATCCATCGAATTTGAAAGTAAAATAAAAAATGACAGAGCTGTCCGCCAAGACGGCTCTGCCATAACTTCTTTGTGTTATGAAATATTTTTATTTGCGATTATAGATATGATATAACACCCATACAGCTACTAACCCAACTAAGCCCTGTGCTGATAACGCTGTTATCATTCCAGTAATGTTGTCTACTACGCTGATGTTTGGCCAGAACGGAATGTTCTGTCCGTTGAATAGGATTTCAAGAACGATTGCTAATGAAATAAGTGAAACACCTACTTCGGTAATTGCACTCGCCCAACCCTTTACTTTATTTAAGATTTCCATATTGGTTATCTCCTTCTTGTTTCCTGACAACACTCAAGCGTTGAAGTCAGTGTAATATTTAGGTGTGTGCTTCTGAGAGCAAACATAGCATAAATGGTTTGCGGCACCTACAACGCAGGTGTTTGGAAAAGAAAAATCATTAAGTGCGTTGACAAAGGTAAATAATAGTGTTACATTATTAATGTAGCATAACACACAACACACACAAGGAGAAGTAAAATGTCATTAGACAAAATCAAGGACGCACTGCCTAAAGTGCAATTCAATAAAAACGGTTACGAAATTCGCACAGAAGTGCTAGACATGGCCAAAGCATTTACAGAGTTTGAATATTCAAACAAGTGGATGGGTTGGGAAGTATCTGCAAAGCGTGACGAAAAAACTGGACAAGTACTTAACAAAGTCGATATGCCAGAAATTCCAGGTTCTAAAGAAGTTTTAGAAACAGCCGAGGAGTTTTATAAATTCGTAACAGGAACCTCAAAGTAAAAAATACACAAATATAGTTTCCTGAAATCAGGATGAAGATACAAAAAACGGCATAGCCAAAAGATTAAGGAACATTACATTTGAAGGGGAGAAAGGTAGCCAGGTTGCTGCCTTTCTTTTTGAGTGCAACTTAAATACTGCCATGAACACATTGTATACTGAATGGTTTGCACAACTTGCGCAAATTATAGAAGATAACATCAATGAAGTAGAAGCTAGATTTACACCCAAAGATCCTATTAAAATGGACCAAGGTGGACATTCAAGCAGAGAGGGATGGACTCAAACACACAAAGTTATACGTGGAAACGTATTTGAAAAAGGTACAGTAAATTACTCGTGTGTTACTGGAGAGTTTGATCCAAAATTTGCAAAAGAGATTCCAGGCACAACTGATGAGAATAGAGAGTACTATGCCACAGGTATAAGTGTAGTATTGCACCCTACTAATCCTTGGGTACCAGCAATGCACTTCAACACAAGATACCTTAAGACACACGACAAAGAATGGTTTGGTGGTGGTATGGATCTAACTCCTTGCTTAGATGACGAGAAGTTTAAAGTAAAGTATCACCAAGAGCTTAAAAAGATTTGTGATTTATATGATACAACTTGGTACGATAAGTTTAGTAAAGCATGTGATGAATACTTTTACTTGCCACACAGAAAAGAAACAAGAGGTATCGGAGGTTTGTTCTTTGAATACTATTCACCAGAGGACATGGACTTTAAATTTGTAGAACGTATGGGCATTAAGTTTGCAGATGTAATGAGAACAACTGCAATTAACTATATGAACAACAACTACACAGACGAGCATAAAGATATACAAAAGATCAAACGTGGACGATATGTAGAGTTCAACTTATTATATGATCGTGGAACTAAGTTTGGTTTTAAAACAGGTGGTAACATGGAAGCAATCTTAATGAGCTTACCGCCAGATGTGAGTTGGCCGTGAACATTGGGATAGGTGCATTAACTGCTGCTATCTTAGCATTCATTGCTTGGGTCATAAGGAAGGTTAGAAATGAAGATAGGCGTTAGAGGAAGTAAACTAGCATTGCAGTATGCAAGTAGAGCAGCGGCTCTAATAAGTGACCCAGAGATTGTTACGATAAAAACAGAAGCAGAAATTAATCCAGACACGCCTATATTAGAAATGGGCGGCAAGGGAGTATTTTGTAAGGCCATTGAGCAGAAGTTATTAGATAACGAAATTGATATTGCTGTTCATAGTTTAAAAGATTTACCAAGAGACTCAGATGATGTTCTTGAGATATCAGCAGTACTAGATCGTAGCGATCCTAGAGATTGTGTAATAGGTGATCCTACAAAATTAGGTGCAAAGATAGGAACAGGTAGTCCTCGCAGAATTGCACAACTAAAAAGATTATATCCAGATGCAGAGATAGTTTCTATTAGAGGAAATATTGACACACGTATTTCTAAAGTAGAAAGCGGACAGTATGATGCTATTGTACTTGCTGTTGCAGGACTAGAAGCATTAGGATTAGAACATAAGATAACAAAGATATTTAACTTTGACGAAATGTTACCAGCAGTTGGTCAAGGTGTTATAGCATTACAAACAAGAAAGAAAAGTTCCGCAAGTTATTTGTTAAACAGTTCGTCTGATGCAGACACGTATAAAGGAGCAATGGCTGAACGTAAGATGCTTGAAGTTATAGACGGAGACTGTCATACTGCGGTTGGTTGTATATCTAGTGTTGTTGGTGACTGTTTAATGATTAGAGCTCACAACTTCGAAACAGATAAGTACAGTGAAGTAATAGGTAAGAAAGAAAACTATCTAGAACTTGGCGAACAACTAGGAACGAAACTTATATGAATGAAAAATTTGAAAATGCCTGCAATAGGGTAGAACAGTCTTGCCCTCCGATATGGATGATGAGACAAGCTGGAAGATATCAGCAACCTTATATGGAGATGAAAGAGAAGTTTACCTTTGAACAAATGTGTAAGTTACCTAGGGTGGCTGCTGATGTAGCAATGCTACCAATTGATCAATTTGATTTTGATATTGCAATACTGTTTAGCGACATACTATTTCCTATTGAAGGACTAGGTGTGCCTTTAAAGTTTGCACCAGGTCCACAGTTTGAATGGTACATCAACGAAGACAACTATAAAGATCATAAGAACGTTTCACGTGCAGTAGAACACATGCACTTTCAGAAAGCTGCTGTTTCTGCAACTAGAGAGAAACTACATAAATCAAAAAGCCTAATAGGATTTGTAGGCGGCCCATGGACATTGTTAAATTATGCTACAGGTAAAAAACCTAACATGGATTTAAAATGGAAAGCAGCGTACATGGAAGAAGTAATTGTTCCTGTGCTATCACGTAACATACATTTACAACTAGAAGCAGGTGCAGAGAAAGTTATGATACTTGATAGTGGTGTGGCTAACATGAGTGAGTCTTTCTTTAAAACACATTACGTTAATCTATTACAACCACTAATAGATTCTGATACAGGATACTATACACAACATCTAAATCATAAGTGTTTACCTACACTGTATAGAATGGGTTGGGCAGGATTAGGTATTGATAGTGCAGTTGATATACACAGAACGTTTAAGAAATATCAAGATGGATTTATACAAGGCAACTTCGATGAGAAGTTAATGATGACACCTGGGCTATACCTAAAGAAAGAAATATCGGAATGGCTTGACAGCATGGAGCGTATTGATAGAACTGGTTGGATATGCGGACTAGGACATGGCATACATAAAGAGACACCAGAGGACAACGTAAAACTATTTGTAGACATGGTTAGGGAAAGATTTGAATGAGGCTGATACAACCTTACTTTATTAACAATCAGACTAACGGTGATGATTGGATAAAGGCAACTAAGCAATCTGTACTTGGTAATGATAACCACCCTTGGTCAGTTAAAGGTGCAATAGATACTATTGGTAGGGATATCATGCTAGGTGTCAAAGACATCTTAATATTTGTTATGCCAGACAGAACAGACTCTCCTGATTGGGAATTAAACAAGCGTGTTGTTAGCGAAATTAAAGCAGTACACGGAGATAAAGTAAACTTGCATGTTGATATATGTTTGTGTTCTACTACGCTAGATGGGCATTGTTGCTATCCTGAGGACATGAATAAAACGTACGATCAACTACTTCAACAAGCAACTGTTGTACACAAAGCAGGAGCAGATGTATTAGCACCTAGTGACTGTCAAGACCAAACTGTGTTAGTACTTAAAGAAAATCTAAAAGCAAAAGTAATGAGCTATTCAACAAAGTTTAGATCAACTTTCTATGATGGGTTTAGACAAACTATTGGTGTTGAAAAAGGAATACACAGAAGTTATCAATTAGATGTAAATGACAGAGAACTTGCAATTTGTCGTAGTCAAAAATATCACAGAGACGGTGCTGATATGTTAATGGTAAAGCCAGGTATGACCAGTATTGATCTTATTAGGCCTATTAAGGAAGCAACAGGATATTCTGTTCCTGTAGGTGTTTATCAAACAAGCGGCGAGTACATTGGTCTACAACGTAATGGTTGGTTAGTTCCTGAGATGTTAAAAGAAACACATGATGTTTTTAAACGTGCTGGTGCTTCTTATATGATTACTTACGGTGCTAGGGAATTACTTAAACAAAAAGACTGCTAACTGATTCTTCATTAGTTATTCTACGCATTGCTTCTCCAAGTAATGGAGCAACACTTACTTGACGTGTTTTCTTACAACCCTTAGGGCAACGATTTATAATAGTATTAGTAACAACTAGTTCATCGAGTACACTCTTCTCAACTTTTTGACATGCATCTTCTGATAGTACACCATGAGTAATATATGCTCTAACACTCAATGCACCAGCTTTCATAATTGCTTGTGCTGCCTTACATAATGTTCCACCTGAGTCAACGATATCATCTACTAGGATAGCATGTTTGCCTTTAACATCACCAATGATATTCATTACTTCTGACTTACCTGCTTCAGGTCGCATTTTATCTACAATAGCAATGTCGCCTGTAAACATGTCTGCAAACTTACGAGCTCTAACTGCACCACCTGCGTCTGGCGATACAAATACTGTTCCTTGTTGATTAACTTCAGGGTCGTCAATGATACCTATTGTGCGTTTAATGTCTTTAGCAAATACTACACGGCTTGTTAAATCATCCACTGGGATGTCAAAGAAACCTTGTATCTGTCCTGCATGTAAATCCATTGTAAGTATTCTGTCTGCACCAGCTGTTGTAATTAAGTTAGCAACTAACTTAGCAGTAATAGGAGTACGACTTGCGCTCTTACGATCTTGCCTAGCATAACCATAGTATGGAATAACTGCTGTAATACGACTAGCACTTGATCTACGTGCTGCATCAATCATAACCATCAGTTCCATAAGACTATCGTTTACTGGTGTGCTTGTACTTTGAATAATAAAAACATCTTCGCCTCTAACGTTTTCTAAAAACTCTACGTTTGATTCTCCATCTGCGAAAGTTGAAATATTTGCGGGGACGAGGGTAGCAAAACATTGTTCTGCAATCTCTTGTGCTAATGGTTTGTTAGCGTTTCCTGAGATAATTTTCATTTTCAAATGTAGTCCTTTCTTGGTGTTATGTTGTACTTATATAATATTACAAAAAGTTCTTTAAGTCAAGAAAAATTAAAGTGAACTCGTGATCTTTTTCCTCCACTTGGGTTGAAATTGTGTATAACTTTTATGTCTTGGCTTTGTTGATTAAGTAGTGTCTTTGTTCTAAAATCAAAGATAACTTTACTATCACTGGTTGTATGTTTTTCTACTAAACTTTTATAAGTCTTAGCAGGGTAGTGAAAGCCACAACTTAGCCAACTACTAACTAGATCAAATGTCATACCTTCGGGTATGTTTATATTGTTAGCATCAACAAAGTTATATTTGATTCCTCTCGAATTCCAATATTCTTTTAAGTCTGCAACTGGAAGATAAAACTTAAAGTCTTCTACTTCACCCCATGTTGCTTTTCGCGGTCTGTCAATAGTAGTTTGAAAGTCTCCTTCAAGCAGCCATAGTTCGGTTCCGTACTTCTTCTGAAACTGCTCACTAACATATGCATAGCCGCAACCGATATCTAATATACGTTTAGGAGGATGAAAACTAAGATACGAATCTATCTCATTGAAGCAGTCTTGTGCTGATTGTTGGTATTTAGGTTTTACCCAAGTGTATGGGTAAAACTCTTTTATTTGATTATTGTTTTCCATTAATATCCATTTGGTACAATTACATAGTGTATCATCAATACTACTCCAACTGATGCACCTAGGCCTATCATCATCTTGAAGAAGTCTTTAGTGACCAACGGAAACACTGTCTTGAACTTTTCCTTGCCTGTCATAGTTGCCATAGCAAGTTCTCTACCACATAGTAGTCCTACAAACACCCATGTTGTTGACATTGGAATATCATTGAGCTCTTTGAAGAACCATAAGCACAACCAATACACACCATCAATAATTGTAGCACTACGAACATATCTTGTGTTGTGCTTTTCAATTACAATATTTTGTATCTTACCTCCGCCTTCACGGAACATATATCCTAAGCCAAATACAAATACAAGACTTACTAATACCATAAGGTCCCAGGGTATCTCTCTAGGTAGGAACACTGCAATGTTCGCCATGTCATGACTCAGCCAAGTGAACCATAAGAAGCCTGTTGTGAACCATTGTGCTATGCGCCAACGATTCTTGTGTTCTTCTTTGACAGGCTTTGCTTCGTCTAAGAGTTTAGTAACTCCTATCCAAATAACATATGCTGCCACAGCCGCCACAGCATAACCCATCATGCTTTTCATAAGCATCTTTTCTAGTACAAACGTACTTGCAAAGGCACTTAATACTAAAAAAGAAGTACTAACTGGTACTCCTATCCGTGTAAGTATTAATAGTAATCCTGGTGCTGCCGCATGATACCATTGTATCTCTTGGAATGGTATTTTATTAAGTCGTCCATAGCTGATGTCTCCACCGTTCATGTACCAACCATACCATAGGGTATATAGCAAGACTACACTTGCCGCTCCCCACATAGTTTTCCAGTTAAATTTATCGTTATTTGATGCAATCCATGTACCTAAAGTCTGTACTGAATCATTTGCTATTACTGAATAGGCTGCAAATAAGAATCCTATCCCCATCCATAGGGTGAGTGCGTCCATTTATTATCTCCTCTGCTTGCCGCTTTTACCACGGCGCTCACATAATAAGAGCAGGCTCAACGTTGCCTGCCAGAAACTTAATTGTTCCATCATTATTTATAATGTAACACTAAAAGAAAGTCTTGTCAAGAAAAAAGGGTGCCGTTGCCGACACCCCCAAAGATTACGCAAATGTTTTTGCTATTTCTCTTTCTGCTTCGGTTGCAAAGTTTTTATCCCAATTGTCTAAATGCTTTTTCATAAAGCTATTAAACACAGGAGGTATCAGTGCTAACGCAAAGAGTGTAAAGTAACCTACACCTGTGTTAGGCGCACCTACTTCATCTAGTTCCCAGAAGTGTGTCTCACCTCTGTCATGATGATCAGCCTGGCGACCAATCTCTATGAAGAACCAGCTTGTGAATAATGTTGAGTTATCCCAGGAATGTCTATAGTCTATTGGTTCGCTTTTAACACGAATTAAACCATAGTGTTCTAGATAGTTAAGTGCTTCAAGTTCGAAGTTTGATATTAACCAAACAAGTCCGATACATGCGACACCTAACCAACCACCTGCAAAGAAGAACAATGCAAGTG